ACGATGCGAAGCAGAACAAGCCTAGCGTCAAGACGTTACCGGTGGACGGCGATGCAGACATTGAAATCGCGAAAATCCTCGATGGCATCATTCGTCACATCGAGTACAACAGCCACGCAGAAATCGTCTATGACACTGCCACTGAGTTCGCTGTACAAGGTGGCATTGGATACTGGCGTGTTGTCACGGAATACGCCCACGATGGTTCTTTTGATCAGGAAATCTTCCTCCGTCGAGTAAAGAACCCGCTAACGGTCTATCTTGATCCGGATATCGAATCCGCAGACGGCTCAGACGCGAAGTATGGCTTCGCGTTCGAGCAGATGACGAAAGCCGAGTTCGAGGCGACCTATCCGGGCGAGAAGGCTGCCGACGTGCAATTCGGCGATGACTCATCGAAGGGCGATTGGATCGGCAAGGACAAGATCCGCGTCTGCGAGTATTTCCGCAAGACGAGCAAGAGCGACACGCTTGTTGCTCATCCTGAGCTTGGCGCGGTCATGCTGTCCGATCTGCCGCCTGATGAGCAGAAGAGGGTTGAGGGTGACGCGTCAATCCAGCGTCGCACGGTCAGCACGCCGCAGATCACCTGGTATCTGCTCGCCGGCGACACGATCATCGACGAAAAGCCGTGGCCCGGTCGGTATATCCCGATTGTGCGCGTCATCGGCGAAGAGATCGTCATCGACGGAAAGGTCGAGCGCAAGGGCCACACGCGCAGCATGAAAGATGCGCAGCGCATGTACAACTACATGTCGTCGGCAAACGTCGAGTACATCGCGCTGCAGACGAAGACGCCTTACATCGGGCCGAAAGAGGCGTTCGAAGGATATGAGAACGAGTGGGCGCAGGCGAACAAAGACAACCTGCCGTATCTGCCCTACAACGCCCTGCGCGAGGATGGATCAGAGATCCCCCGCCCGGAACGTTCGCAGCCGCCTGTTGGCGCTTCTGCGTACCTGCAAGGCATGCAGACGGCACAGCAAGAGCTAATGATGTCGTCCGGCCAGTATCAGGAGCAGTTCGGGCAGCAATCGAACGCTCAAGCTGGCGTGGCGATTCAGGCTCGGCAGCGTCAGGGCGATCGCGCGACGTATCACTTCATCGATAACGTTGCTCGCTCGATCCGCTATACCGGCCGCGTGCTGATCGACCTGATCCCGAAGATTTACGACACGGCACGAGTCGTGCGGATCTTGGGCGAGGACGGTACAGAGACGTTTGCTCAGTTCGATCCGAATCAGCCGCATCCGGTGTCGACGCCTGATGGACGGCCCGCACCGCCGCAGGACCAGCGCGACCATCTGAAGGACGTGCAACTGATCTACAACCCTGGCATCGGCCGCTATGACGTGACCGTCGAGGTTGGCCCGAACTACGAGACGCGCAGGCAGGAAGCATTCAACGCGCTCACGCAGATCATGAGCCAGGATCAAGAGCTGATGAAGGTTGCCGGCGACCTGCTGTTCAAGGCTGCTGACTTCCCGATGGCTGACGAGGTTGCCGAGCGTCTGCACCGCACGATCCCGCCTGCGATCTTGGGCGAAGGCCCGACGCCTGAAATGCAGGACGCCACGCAGAAGATGCAGCACATGGGCCAGATGATCGAGCACTTGACGCAGCAGCTTCAACAGGCGCAGCAGGGCAAGGAGCAGCAGGATACGAACATCAAGAGTTACGAAGCTGAAACCAAGCGCCTGCAAGCACTCGGTCAGCCGCTTGATCCTGAGCTCGTCGCGCACGTCGCTACGCAAGTCGTCATGCAGATGATGCAGACCGGCGCGCCAGAGGGCAGTCCACCGCAAACGCAAGACCCCACACAACAGCAACCGCCTTCGGGCGGTTTTTTGTTGCCCGCTCAACAGCAATAAACCGTACCGGTGCGGCATCACCGGGCTAAATCCTCTTGGACTCGTCCATGCAAATCGAAGAAAACGCATTGCCGCAAGAAAACGTCACGCCTACGGAGTTGGAACAGGCGCAACAGCCCGCTGAAGTCGTCTCTGAACCGGGCGCAGAGCAAACCGCTGAGGTAGTCGAGCAGTCGCAAGAGCAGCAAAAGCCCAAAAACGATTGGGTTCAACGACGCATCGACCAACTGACGCGCGAGAAACACGAAGAGAAACGCCAGCGAGAAGCACTCGAAGCGCGATTGCGCGAGCTTCAGCCGCAGCAGGAGACGACTGGGCAGCCGATGACGGCCGAACAGATCCGATCCGAAGCCAAGCGGCTGATCGAGCAAGAGCGATTCGACGAGGCTTGCAACAAGGTATTCGACGCGGGCAAAGGTGACTTTGGGGCGGAGTGGGATTCGTCCCTGCGCACGTTCCAAATGCTCGGCGGCGCATCGCCCGACTTTCTGCAAGCCGTCACGTCGATGGATCACGGTCACAAGGTGCTTCATGCACTCGGCCAAGACCCTGAGACGGCTGAACGCGTGCTTTCCCTTCCCCCGTTGCGAATGGCTCTCGAACTGGCTCGCCTAGAAGCGAAGGTCAGCGCGAGCGCACCTACCCCGAAACCTGTTTCCAAAGCGCCCGCACCGATTACTCCGGTCGGCGGGAAGTCTGCGCCTGTCGAGCCGGCTGAGTTCGCCTCGACCGCGGAATACATCGCTTGGAAGAAACGAAACAAAGGCTGATTACTTAGATGGCAAATACGCTTCTTACCCCGACCAAGATCCTCGACGAATCGCTGATGATCTTGGAGAACAATCTCACGTTCTCGTCGCGCGCAAACCGCGAATACAGCAAGGAATTCGCCGTGAGCGGCGCGAAGATCGGTTCGACCGTCAACGCGCGTAAGCCGAACCGCTTCGTCGGTACGACCGGCCCGAACCTGAACATCGAAAACGTGAACGAATCGTCGCTGCCGATCAGCCTGACGACTCAGTTCCACGTCGATTTCACGTTCAGCTCGCAAGAACTCACGCTGGTTGTCGACGAGTTCGCTGATCGCTACATCAAGCCGGCAATGGCGACCATCGCCAACAAGATCGATTTCGACGGTCTTGGCCTCGCCGCAAACGTCGCGAACAACGTCGGCACGGTCGGCACCACGCCGAACGATATCGCAACGCTGCTTTCCGCTGGCAGCGTGCTCGACAACGAAGCAACGCCGCGTGATGGCAGCCGCACGGTCGTGTGGGACCCGGCAACGAACGCATCGATGGTCAAGGCCGCATCCGGCCTGTTCAATCCGTCGCGCTCGATCGGCGCTCAGTACGAATCCGGCATCTTCCAGGCTTCGTCGCTCGGCTTCGATATCGGCATGGACCAGAACATTAACGTGTTCACGTCCGGCACGCGCACGAACGGCACCGTTTCCGGCGCTGGTCAAACTGGCTCGACGCTGACCGTTACCGGCCTCGGTGCTGCCGCAACCGTCGCGAAGGGCGATACGTTCCAGATCGCAGGCGTCTACGCCGTGAACCCGCAGAACCGCCAGTCGACCGGCGTGCTGCGCAAGTTCACCGTGACCGCACCGGCAACGGCTGACGGCTCGGGCAACGCAACGCTGTCGATCTTCCCGGCGATCAACACCGCGGCAAGCAACCAGCAGTACCAGACCGTTTCGGCTGGCCCGGCGAACGCTGCAGTTGTGACGTGGGATGTTGCACCGTCGACGCAGTACAGCGCGAACCTCGCGTACCACAAGGACGCGTTCACGCTCGTGACCGCGGACCTTGAGGACGTGTCGCAGTACGGCGCATGGGGCGCGCGTCGCATGCACAAGGGCATTTCGATGCGTATCAGCCGCCAGTACGCGATCGGCACGGACACCGTTCCTTGCCGTATCGACGTGCTGTATGGCTACGCCGCGATTTACCCGGAACTTGCGGTAAAAATCGTTCGATGAGCTAGCGTCTAGCCCGGTTCTCGGCGCATTGAGCGCGGGCTAGCTCGCATCGCTCGTCGGCGCTGAGGGGCGCAGTTGTCAGCGCTCTCTCAGCGCTCCACTTTTGTACCTTGATTCGCTCCCACAAGGTCCCATAGGTGATGCCGACTTCATCGGCC